ACCAGCCCAGCCGTACGCCGTCGCACGATGTCGGCACTGGCGGCCCAGGCGGCGTCCCAGGCGGCGGCAATGGCGGCGTCACCGGCGGCGGCAATGGCGGCGTCACCGGCGGCGGCAATGGCGGCGGCACTAGCGGCGTCCCTGGCGGCGCTAACATCCCTGGCGGCGGCACTGGCGGCATCCAAGGAGGCGGTACTGGCGGCGGCCCAGGTGGCGGCACTGGCGGCGGCCCTGGCGGCGGCCAGTTCCCCTACGGTCGCCCGTCTGTCGGCGAAGCGCCGCGCCACCGCGATGGCAGTACGCGGGCGGTCGTCGCCGGGGTTGGCGCGCTCGTAGATGTGAAGCGCCGCTTCCGCGCAATCGCAGGCGATATGGCGTAGTACGGAGTCCGACACATCGGTGTGTTGCAGAACCCAGATCATCCAGTCTCCGCGCCGGCACTCACGCCAGGCTCTCTCGTAGTCCGTGCCGTAGGGGGCTGCCCAAGTCACGGCGTCGGCGCAGGCGTTCCACTGTTGCAGCAGGTCGGCGATGGGAATGCGGGTCTTCACTGCCGCACCAGCAGTACGACCAGCCCTGCCGCCGCTGCGATCCTCCAGCACGCACACCTGCGCGTTGGTGCCATCGATCTTCTCAGTGATGACCACGTTTCGCAGCAGCCTGGGGATCTTCTGGAACGCCTCGAATTTCGGAATGTCATTCGTCATGGCTCCGCTCTCTTTCTCATTGCCCTGTACTCCAGGCATTCTGTGCATGTCCCCATGCCATCCTGCGGCTTGCGCACCATGCACGTACCGCACAGGCCGAGCTTTCTGGCTCTCTGCCTCCTGGCGACGAGCCTCTCCGCGTTGGACATCCGAGCACCTGCCAGGCTGAATGTCGGCATCGCAGGGTCAGGCACCCGCGCGTTGCAGGTGTTGCAGACCGGCCTCCATTCCGTCTTGACCGTTCTGTTTCCTGGCGGGCCTTCGATGTCACTGTCCAGCGCCTCCAGTATCGCGTCCTCCTTGCCACACCAGTAGCAGACCCGTTTGCATGGCATGACTCGCAGGCGAACGCCCCTGGCGTAGCTGTCCGTGCACTCGTACTCCTTGCCCTTCATCACGTCCCCCGCTTTCTCGCGTAGCAGTGCACGTCGAGCCCTCCCCTGCGGAACGCCTCCTCCGCCAGCCGCAGCAGCTTGGCCGCCTCGCCGAGGGCCTGCTCCTGCTCGGGCGTCAGCTCGGGGCAGGTCTTGGTGTAGTGCCCGATGCTGCTGCAGGCGTCGCACGAGCGCTTCCCCGTCTCCTCGCCCGTGGCGAGGCGCTGCGCGCGCCGCCTACGCCAAGACTCTCTCTTCGCCTCGCCTCTCTCTACGCCCTTCACAGCACGATCCCCTGGCTGATGGCGATGGAACGCGCACGCTGCAGCAGAGTCCTGCGCCTCCTGACCGTGCGGTGTGCCTTCGCTACGGTGGAGTGGTCCTTCTCCATCGCCTTCCCGATCTCGTGCAGCGAGCAGTCCGTCAACTCTCTGGCCAGGTACATCGCGACCTGCCTGGCCCTCGCCTTCTCGGCGCTCTTGGACACGCCGAGCATGTCGGCCATCGAGCACCCACACTGCCTGGCAACCATCTCGATGACTAGTCCAGCCGGGTTCATCGCTTCCTCACTGCGGATGGCAACGGTCTAGTGCGCTTGCCGAAGAGCGCTTCCCTCGCGATGGGGTTGCCGCTCTCGTTGATGATGCGCACCAGCGCGTCCTGCAGCTCGGAGCTGCGCTTGTTGCCGTCCTCGATCTGCTTGGACATGCGCAGCACGTAGGCGGCCAGCTTGCGCGTCGTCGCGTCGGCCGACTTCGCTGCCTCGATGGCCTCGTGCCGCATGCCCTTGAGGCTCGTGTGCGGCTCGTTGGTCAACGCTGGGTGCCTCGGCGGCCTCCATGCCCTCGCAGCTGCGACAAGCGGCTCGCAGCTCGGCTTCTTCTTCACAGCAGCCCCAGCTTCTTCATGGCTTCCACAGCCTCCTCCGGAGGCTCCACTGCACCGCACTTGCAGACCTTCAACCCGCATGCTTCGCACTCCTCTCTCCTGGCTGCACAGCGCGGCTCCAGGGCCACTTGCCGCACGTCGCCAGGGGTCGGGCACCTGTACAGCCCTCCGCGCATCCTGAGTTCTTCCAGAGCACCCAGGCACCACGCCGCAGGGAGCCCCTGCAGAGCGCTCAGGTAGTCATCCACGCGCTCGGGGGACGGATCTGCTCCCCAGCCGCGCAGCAGGCTGCGCACCTTGCCAGCGAGCCTACGGGCTTCGTCTGGCGTCCATCGAACGGCCATGCCGCTACTCATCGCCCACCGCGTATCTGGCCACCACAGCGGCGTCCTGGACCTCTGTGGCCATGTCTGGTGCCCCCTGGCCCCTGCGGGCCACGTCCACGAATCTGGCGACCTGCTCGCTGTTGCGGAGCACGTAGTCCAAGTCGTGCTTGCCCACCTTCTGGTGCCAGGGGTCCAGGTGGTTCCCGTGCACTGCCAGCACCAGCTCGTCTCTGTCCCAGCCTTCCGCCAGCCTGGCCGGGATGTGGCGCCTGTGCGGGCTCCTCTCGCTCGGCCGAAGGCAGTGCCCGTAGCTGCGATAGGCGGCCTCGACAGCGTGCACAGCTTCGAGCACGTCTGACTTTGTAAGGCCGACTACTTCTCCTCTCTCTAGTCTCTTAGTCCTCCTAGAAGACATAAGAGACTTACTACTATATATATACTGCGCGGTTTCTGGCATTTGCCAGACCTCGCTTAGTTCGGAAGTCCCTGTTTTTGCTTGTTCAGAGGTGGCAATTGCCAGTTGGTTTGTGGCAATTGCTTCAACACTTGCCAGTTGGTTCGTGGCAAGTGCCATCGGTTTTGCCAGTTGGTTCGTGGCAATTGCCACGTCCATATCCTTAGCACCAAGGGCAACCTCGCTTTTTGGTGTTATGTTTTTGTGCTTTGCCACGGCCCCAGCCAGACCTGCTGCGGCTCTCTTTGCCGAAAGGTCGGGTCTGGCGATAGGGCGGAGCACTGCGCATGCCCTGAGGGCAAATAGGGTTTGGTCTTCGGTGTTGGAGAGGAGCAGGTAGAGTTGGGAGATCGCCTCGTCCACGGTCATCGCTCCCAGCTTTTCTTCGCCTGGGCTTGTCTGGCGGCTAGCCGTGCCTTCGTAGCGCAGGCCACCCCGCAGTAGTCCGAGCGACTCTTGGTTGTGCCGTAGCACCCTGGGCGTGCGCAGGGGCGGCAGTGCCTTAGCACTTCGACAGCGCCGCACCCTGCGCACACCGCGACGACCTCGTGGCACGTCCCGCACTGGAGAAGCTTGGCTCCACCAACCTCCATCTGCCTGCCTCCCTCGTCAAGCAGGGGGCCAGCAGTTGAGTGCGTGCATGCCATCGGAGCCTCCTTAGAACGGGATTTCTTTCTGCCCCCTGCCGTGCTTGGCGTCGAACGCAGCGAACGCCCCTCGCATGGTCTTCGCGAAGTCCCTGGCCTTGGCATCCTCCAGCCGCTTGGCGCCAGCACCGAGCGAGTTGATCCACTTGACCTTCGCCCTGATGGTGCCTTCGTAGGCTTCCCAGGCGACGACTGCCTCTGCCTCGACAGCGGCATCGCCTGACGGGAACGACACTTCGCTGAGGTTGTCGCCCGAGTACCCGAGAGCACGCAGCGCTTCCACGCTGCGCTCGGACACCTCGGGCTTCGTCCAGTACAGGTAGGCAGTGAGCGAGTTGCCGTGCTGCGGACCGCCGATGATGCTCATCTCGACGACCAGCGGGACGTTGCCCTTGGCACTCGGCTCGCCCAAGTAGGCGCTCAGAGCGACCACGCGGTACTTGCCCTCGGGGATGGTGGGGTTCTTGGTGTTGTCCATGCTCATGCTCCTGCAGCACGCAGCTGCTCCATCTGAGAACGAATCGCCAACGCGCTACGCTGCGCGTCGATCCACTTGATCGCCTTCTGCTTGCGCTCCTCGTCCTTGATCTTGGAAGCCAGCTCCATCGCCTCCTCTCGCGCCTCCACGATGTCGTCACGGATGGCGTCGATGAGCGCAGGCCACGATAGGTCGATGTCCTCGGTGATTCCCCAGCGGTTCTTCGCCGCCATCGCGGGGTGGTGGTGGCAACGCAGCTTGCGCAGGCCCGTGCCGATGGCCTTGCGCTTTCCCGGCTGCAGCAAGTCCTCGTGGACTGCGTATGCCATCGCGTCCAGCCAGCCGACGAGCAGGGTGCCGACCTGCTTGATGCCGAGCAGCGCAGGCTGCCAGGCGTCGTAGGGCTCACTCTGCGTCGGGTCGTTGACCGGCCGCATCACGATGTGCCCGGTCAGGATGATGTGCATCCCGCGCTCTTCGTGCAGCACGTCGAGTGCCTGCAGCACCTGGCGCCACTTCTCGACGGCGATGACGTATCCCTTGCCATACCCGAAGTCCTCGATGCTCGTGATGACGCCAGGCTTCTTGGCGTCAGCGACGACAGACCGGAAGATCAGCTGCTCAAGAGCAGAGAGCCCGTCGATGCACAGCGCATCGTAGTTGTGCTTCTCGGCTGCCAGCTCGCGCAGCGTCTCCAGCACGTCGTTCAGGGTGCTGGTGCTTGGCCACAGGATCCGCGTGCACTTCAGCAGCTCTGCCCCTGGCTCGATGGGGATGATGATGTGGTTGGGGATGCCTGCCAGGAACGTGGTCTTGCCGACGCCAGGCTGGCCCATCAGCCCGAGCTTGATGGGTCGCTTCTCTGGTTCGTTGCGAACAGTCTTCAGTCTGCTCATGGCTTCCTCCCTTTCATCATCGCGTGCCAGCTTGCCGTCAGATAGAGGCCAACCTGTACGTCCATCGAGAGCCTCTGTCTGTAGTGCTCACCACCTCCAGCCCTCGACGAGGTGGTCTTGTGCTCCATCACCAGCAACCGCCCCGTGGACTTTTCGCGCAGCATTGCGTCCACGGTGCCGTAGAGCTTCCAGCCCTGCTTGCCGGGAGCCGACATTTCCCAGGGGACCTCAGTCCCGAGCACGTCGTACTTCTCGGCCTCGTCCTGCCACTTGATGGCATACCCGGCGAGCATTGCCTGGGCTCTGGCCAGGTTGTACGGGTCGATGCTCGTGTGCGGCATCACCGATGTCATGGCTTCCAGCCGCTTGCCGCTCTCTGCCTTCCACCACGCTTCGAGACACTCGTGCACGTAGGTGCCGACACTCAGGGCCTGCCCCTTGTCGATGGGGGCGTAGCCGTCCTCGTAGGCGAACTTGTAGAACTTCGGGCAGCGCTGCAGCGCTCTGATGCCGCTGCTGTTCAGGTGCTTCTTGCTTGGCCTTGGCCTGTCCGTCAGGCACAGCGTCGTCAGTGCGCTCGGGTGACAGCCGTTGATGCAGGCGTCGAAGAACTCGCACTGCCGCTCGTAGTCCATGCAGCGGTCCGCGTGCCTGCTCCATCGCGACGGGATACGCCTGGCGCGCTCGATGGTGTCGATGGCTGTCGCCGCCTCGTCGAGCAGTGCCTCGCGCTCTGCCTCCAGCCTGACGATCTCCACCTGATGGTAGTAGTCGTCAGGCGCTGCGATGATGGCCTCGCGGCAGCGCTCGCCATACTCAGTCGGCGGTTCTGCAGCTGGCCGGCTCTTGTTCGCTCCGAGTGGGCGCAGCGCCGGCTTGACCAGGATGTCGTAGAGCACTGCGTCCGCCCTACGAACGCCTCCGCGTCCCACTACCCGCCTCCGTGCTGCGCAAGCAGCGCAGCTTCCCGCCGCTTCTTGACCTTCTCCTTTTCCAGCTCTGTCACCTTCTCTCTGGCAGAGGAGGCGAGCCACTCCAGGCCCTCTTCGCCCCACCTGCAACAGAACTCCTCCACCACCATCACCGTCTGTGCGGTCATCTCCCTGCGACTATCCTTGGTCATCACTTCGCTCCTTCCTTCGGATACCAGATGCCTCTGACAAGCTCTGCCTGTTTCTCGACAGGGCAGTTCTGTACGTGGTTCAGGTCGTAGAAGCTGTGCCTGGTCTTGGGGTCGCCATCCCAGTCACCGCCCCATACGAGGCCGGCGTCCTTGGCTTCTTTGCCGAACGCGTCCCAGGGACCACGCCAGCTGGGCTCGCCGCCGATGTCGAACACGATGTCCGCAGCCAGCCCGTAGGTATGAGTGCTGATACGCGCCCGGCTCTTGCCGCGTGCGTAGAGCGATGTTTGCCTTGTTTGGGAGCGGTACGTCTCCCAGATGAGCATCGGGTGGCCGAGTGCTGCCATCCGAGCCAGGAGCTGCGCGACCTTCCTGGCGGTGCCAGATTCGAGCAGCTGCACCGTGTCTATGCGATGTGCGGAGTCCCTCTTGGAGGAACGTAGGATGACATCGGTGTAGAACGACATCGACCTCCCCCGTTGCCAGCGCGCAAGAAACGCCGAGAATCGGCGGAGGGGCTGGCGGCGAGGACGAATCTGCGCCTGCTCGTCTTCAAAGTCAACTTCTTTTTCTTAGCTCCCGCGAAGTCCGCAGAACTCCTCGGGAAATCTCAAGGACGATGTAGCAGCGGGGAACGGTGTCCAGACGGAAACCGCGCCCTGTGCGGCGCACTTTCAGCGCCGGGTCTTTGATCTTCAGCGGCCAGTCCAGCGGGACGGAAATCTCGGCTTTCCCAGCCCAGTAGCGCAGCCTGCCGGGGCCGTGCATGACCACGATGTTGACCTTGGGGACCAAGGAATAGACTAGCGACTCCACGCGCTTACGTGTCTCTGGCCATCGGCGCATCCAGAACCCGACGGATAGCGGGTCTTCCCGTAGTCTGGCCTGCAGGCGCGCAAGTCTGGCCTCTAGTACGACCTGCATCCAGCGCGTAAGTTTGTCCTCTCCTACCCTAGAGATGATGGACGGGTGGATCTCTACGAGCTTGTGCCTGCCGAGCTTGGGGATGATGGCGTCCCACTTGGACGACACGCCGAGGCGCGTCAGGACTGAGCGCAGGTCGTCTCCTAGTACCTTCCTGACCTGCCTGGTCAGCTCACATCTCGTCGCCTTCGCCTCCGGCGTCGTCGCCGTCTTCGATGCTCTGCGCTCCCACTCCGTCATCGATCAGCTCCAGTGACGTGCTGGACTGCACCTTGCTGGTGTTGGTGGCAACGCGCGCCCCTGCACCGCGCTCTGCGCGTCGCAGCTGCTCGTCCTTGCGCTTGCGGATGCCGTCGCTGATCCGCATCGGGCGCATCATCAGGACGAGGTTGGGTGTTTGATGGATGCTGCCAGTCTGCGAGCCGTCGATGCCGGCGCGGTGCGGTGTCCAGATGTCCGGGTCGTTGCACACGACCCAGCTCTTGACCTGCGCCTCGCCCAGGCGCTTCTTGCTGACCCAGCAGTAGTCCATGCCGGGCTTCTTGTTGCGCACGTCCAGGCGACCCACTGAGAGCGCGGCGTCAATGGAGCCTTCTAGGTCTACATCTACGGTGCCGTCTGCCTTGGCCCGATGCACGCCCTTGCGCGTCTTCGTACCGGCAGGCATCTCGGGGAACTTCGGGCTCATCGCTTGTCTCCCTTCATCAGCCCGGCAAGCTCTGCCTCACTGATGCGCAGATGGCGAGCCAGGCGCTGCATGTCAGGAGTGAGCTGAGGCTTGGCCGCTGCGGTGGGCTTCGGCTCCTGGGTTCCACTACTGACCGGCGAGGTCTTGGGTGCGGGCGGTCGCGCCTGCGCCTGCCTGGTCAGACGCAGGGCCTCGTTCCAGCGACGCACGTCGCTCACGGACGCCCAGCGTGGGTCTTGTCTCAGCTTGTCGTCGTGCTGTGCAGCCTTCGAAAACTCGGTGTCGCTGACCGAGTGTGTCTCGCGCCACGTCTGGATGCGCAGCACATGCTCCATCTGCTTGGACTGGTCCGACTGCTGGACAGGCTTCTCCGCCGGCTGGGCGCTGCGCACGAGGCGCTGGAAGCGGCGCTCGTCCAGCTGGTCCTTGCGCTCCTCGATGGCAGCTTCCAGGTCAGCTGCGCGCTCGGAGTCACCGGACGCGATGGCCTTGCGGCGCAGGTTGCGCAGCGCCTCAAGGTCGCCCTTGATGCGCTTCTCCTCTGCCTCCGACTGTCCAGCCTCGCTCTTGTCCAGGCGTGCCTGCAGCTCTGCGAGCTTGTCCTGTGCCTCGCGATGCGCCTTCATCAAGGCGTCGAATTGCGGGCCTCCAACAGGCGGTGCAGGCGGAGGCTCCTCTGCTGGCGCAGGCGCAGGAGGCTCCTCTGCTGGCGCAGGCGGAGTCTCCTCCGGCGTGGACTCGACTGCCAGTGGTTCTGCCTCCTCGGGCGGAGTCGCAGGTGGAGTCAGTGGCGCCTCGTCGTCGATGAGTTGGACATCGCTGACGATCACGCATCACCCCTGTAGTCGAGCGCGAGGATGTCGCGGGCGCGCACCATGTCCAGCGGCTTCGACTTCTCTGCGGCGTTGCGCTCGGGCAGCATCACCCCGGCGTACTGGCTGATGATCACGCACTGGCCAACCTCGAAGCCCTCTGCCTTGGCGTCTGGGCCGAGCGCGATGATGTACGCCCGGAAGGAACGGTTCCGGTTCTTGGCCTCGTCAGGGATGTACAGGCCGCCCTTGGTCTTCTCCTCCAGCATCACCCAGACCAGGACGTACTCTTCCGTGGGCACGAGCCGGTTGGAGTCGATGGCCTCCTGGACAGCCTCCGGCACCCCGGGCTTCGTCCAGCTCTCCGGCGGCTGGAAGAACACGATGCCGGGGACGTAGGAGAAGTCCTCCTTCTTCTTGTCCTTCGCGTTGCGGCCATTCTCGACCTCGACAACGCCGTCGCGCGTCTCATTCCTCTGGATCTGCCTCTGCATCTCTGTGCTCCTTCATCTTCTCGACTAGTGTCTGGATCTCACTCAGGCAGGAGATCACTCCCTGCAGCCTCATGCATGCTGTCGATTCGCCCGAGGAGGCTAGGAGGTGCATTGTCCATAGCTTCTCCGAGTCCAGGAGCCGCAGGAACTCCCTCGTCTCCGGCAACTGGGACCATGCCCGCATCCGCTCCGAGTGCGGAGGCGCCGGGCGCGGCAGGTACTTGAGCGGCCATCGCTTGTGCATTGGGCTTGTTCCTCGCCAGGTAGAGCTGCGCCATGTGCGCGAGCTTGTGCGCCTCCAGCGCCTTCTTTCGGTCTGGCCACATCGCTTCTTGGTAGAGCGGGTCAGCCTCCAGCTGCGTGATGATCAGCAGGTGCTGCTCGTGGTCCTGTTGCGGCAGGACTTGGGCGCTGAAGTCTCCTGCCATGAACATGCTGTTCTCGACGTACTGGTCGATGTCTGGCGGCGGCCCTGGCTCCTGCGGCAGGAGCTGCTCGACATCCTGGGCGCCGAAGCTGACCAGGAATCGGCGCAGCGCCTCACGGACGATCATGGGGTCGCCCTGCGTCAGCGGGTTGGACATCACCGCCTGGTAGGACTTCTCTGCGATCATGATCTCCTGCGTCAGCGAGGAAACCTTGGGATCGGCAGTCGGCCTGATCTTGAGCCCTGGCGAGAAGTCCTCTGCGACGCTGAACGGGAACTCAGGTGGCGGCTGCGGAGGCGGCATCATGACGCCCGAGCGCATGGCCATCATCCACTGTTGCTGGGCCATCTGGTAGGCGTCGTTCAGCTGCAGCCACTGCTGGAACTCGGGCGAGTCGTCGCCGCCGATGATCTCGTTGTGAGTAGCGTCGTCCAGATAGCGACGGTCAAGCTCGTACTCCAGCGCCAGTTCCTCGCTGTACGAGGACAAGATGCGCTGGTGCACTGCCAGAGTGGGCTTGAGGCCCTGCTCGATGAGCGAGATGGTGGTAGTGGCAGGCTGGTTCGTCGGCTGGTCCATGCCCATCAGGACGCTGCTGATGCCGCTGATCTCTTGCATCTGCTGCATGAACATCTGCAGCAGCTGGATGACGGTCGGGTTGGGGCCTGGCCACTGGAATATGTGGACTCCCTTGCCAACATCGTCCACGTAGCCCTCGACGGGCTTCAACTCGCCGGGCTCGAAAAGCAGTGCGCCCTTCTTCAGCCCCAGCCTGTCGCTGATGAGGCCGGACGGCAGGTTGCTCAATGTGCCTGCATCGAGCAGCTGGTTGGCGGCGGTGTTGGCAACCTCGTTGTGGGACTCCAGCAGCTGCCCGAGGCCGAAGTCGTAGAAGCCATCCGGGTTCGGGAAGAAGCTGTACTTGACCCAGTGATGGCCAGTGCGCATGGAGCCATCGATGTCCTGGTAGATGCGCGAGACGATCCTGAAGACGCGCTTCGTCTCGTAGTCCACCGTGACGATGTACGGCATCGGTGTCACGTCCTGCGGCATGCGCATGACGCAGTGGCACTCCAGCACCAGCCGTGGCGTGTCGCTGTCCACGATGTCTGGGTTGGGCGCGCTCGCGGCGTCGCTGAAGCCAGCAGTCTCCAGCTGTACGCCCTGGACCTCGTTGACGACGCGCTCGATGGCGTCGCCGTTCTCGTCGTAGCCCTTGCCGCCGGGCATCGGCTTGCCATCATCGCCGTGCGTGTCGAAGAAGACGCCCAGCGCTGCGGCCTCTTCGATCTCATCGGGCATCATGCGCAGGACGTGAGTGATGCGCCTGCAGTCTCGGATGTCGTCCGAGTAGTCGTAGGACACGACGACATCACTGGCCGGGACAGTCTGGCGGCACTTCTTCTTCTTGACTGGATCGAACCAGATCTTGCGCAGCGCAGTGCCGTCCAGTCCGATGAGCGCGACCAGCCTGTCCAGGCCGTCGTAGTAGCGGCGCTCTGCATGGATGCGCGTGTTGACGCTCGTGCGCACGCGCTTCGCCCTGTGGGAGTCGGGCTGCCCAGGATCCTCCACGTACAGAGGGCCGCTCGGGTCGGAGGTAAGCGCCTGGAACTCGCGTGCCACCCACTGCTCGATGGCCACCAGGATGCCGCTCATGTTGACGTTGGCCGCGCCTGGCCAGGGATGCGAGCGCTTCTTCTTGAGACAGGCGAAGAGCTTGCGGATGTTGGCCCTGCGCTCCGCCCAGGGGCGCCGGCTCTCGCGGTCGCGCTCGTAGCCGCCGACGATGCGCTTGCCGATGCCGTCGCGCTCTTCGCGTGACAGCATCTCTGCAAGGTTCTCTGACCTGGGCTGCTGTTCTGCGGGAAGCTCTGCCATCTCCTGGGCCGCAGGCTCTTCCGTCAACTCCCACGGCTCCGTCGGCTCGGGTGGCATCGGCATCATCCTCGGATCCATCAGCGTCCTCTCAGGTTCTGCATGAGCTGGTACTGCGCCTTCCCGCGCAGCGTGATGCTTCTGCGATGTTCTTCCTTCAGCCGATTGATGGTGCTCTCGTTGGCTCCACACTGTCTAGCGATGTTGATGGCCGCTTCGAAGGCGTCCTCGAACGCCTGGGCGCGGATGAACATGCCCTTGTGGTCCCTGACATCTACATGGAACATTCAGTACCCCGTTGTTTCGTTGGCGCCACTGCGCCTGCGCTGCAGCTCGTAGTTGCGCCCCCTGGCGCGCCCAGGATCCACCCCTGACAGTGGGGATGCCATGAGCAGGTAGCGCAAGGCATCGTAGGCGTGGTCCTCCATTTTGGTGTCGATGTCCACACCGCCCTTGTCGGCTTGCAGCAGTGGCAGTGTGCGCAACAGGTGCCTGCAACTCTTGGCTATCTGCAGTGCTGGCCTGGCGCCTTCGGGTGTCTTGATGGCCTTGGTCAGTCGGGCATGCACCTCTGCGAAGCCGTTGATCCTGTCGTTGTTGGCCTGCTGGCAATGCCAGCCAGACCTCCACAAGGACTCTGCGATGGACGCGCCCGTCTGAGTCCCCCAACAGGCAGGGTCTAGCCTGCGCGCAATCTGGTCGCCGTCGCCCTCCTCCAGCTTCAGCGCCGTCTGCGCGATGTGCTCCGGGCTCTGCCGCTTGAAGTACAGCTCGCGATAGATGGTGATCCTGCCGTCGCCGTCCTTCCATCCCCATAGTGCGCAGCCGTTGCTGGCGAATCCCCAGTCCACGCCGACCAGCTTAGGCACCGCCGGGGCTGCCACGCTGTCTACGATGTGTTCTGGCAGAATGTCGAAGACAGCCCCCTCGGGCACGTCCCAGCGCCCTTCCAGCAGCGCCAGTCGCTGTCTCTCTGGCAGCGCCATCAGTGAGTCGCGGTACTCGCGGTTCCCCTCACCGTCGATGGTCGGGTTGTCCTCCAGGCGGGCAGGGATGAACATGCGCATCCACCCGCCAGGGTCCTGCAGCGCCACCCTGCCGCTCGGGTGGTCGATGCACTTCCACCTATCGGACACCCACTGGACGCCAGGGCCTACCGGGTTGCCGCTGGCATACTGGAACGTGGGCATGAAGCCACCAGGCGCGCGTAGGCGGGTGAACATCCAGCGGTACGGGTCCTCGGTGTGGTGCTCCGTCAGCTCGTCCCAGTAGACGGCCTGGTACTCCTGGCCGTGGTAGAGCCAGCGGTCTTTGAAGGTTTCGAAGTAGCCGATCTTGACCCGCGCCCCGTTGGGCATCTTGAACAAGTGCGACGACTGGTTGTAGGTGACGCCAGGGAACATCACCCTGTACAGCTCGTTGGCGCGCTGGATGATCTTCTCCAGCTGCGGGAAGCTCCGGCGCAGGATGAGCCCGTTGAACTGCGGGTGCACTGCCCATCTGCCGATGGCCATGATGCCCCAGTCAGTCTTGCCGCCGCCTGCGGCCCCGCCATAGAAGACTTCTCTGGCGCTACACTCCAGTGCTTCCTTTTGCCTGGCGTGGGGAACCCAGGTCACTCGTCCTCGTTCTTCTTGAGCGTGATGACCCTGGTGTCTGGCGACATCGGCTGTGGCATCGGGATGGCGATGCCAAGGTTCAGGTTCACGCCTGTGTTCTGTGCTTGCGGCGGAGCAGCCATCCCTTGCAGCTTGAGCATGATCTCGGCTGCCTCTAGCTGGATCTTGGCATCGTCCTCGTGGCCTACGATGTCTCCGTTCCTGGAGACTAGCGCTCTCTGCGCTTCCAGCGAGCGCTTGAGCGCTCGCAGCCCGTCGGCCCTATCCAGCCCGGCCTCGTCCATCAGCTTCTCTAGCTTGGCTAGGTGACTCGGACTCTCCGCCGCTTTCTGTATCTCCTTCTCTGCCCGCTCTGCGCTGTACCCAGCGGCCTTCATCACCTCGGTCGGGTCCTTGCCCGACTTTGCTGCCTCTAGCAGCAGGCGCTCGACATTCGATCCTTTGTAGAGCGGGTGATGCTCAGTGCAGAGCCTGTCTGTCACGGGTGAGCAGACGACATTCATGCACAGCACTTTGGTCTTCCTGTCTACCAGGAAGTGGCAGAGCAGCGTCTTCTTGTCCTTGGCAGACCGGAAAACTTGCTTCTCGAACAGGGCGCGGCACTTTTCGCAGCGCTTCGTGCCGTTCTTGTAGACCGGCATCCTGCACTCGGGCGTGATGCACGGCCGGTTAGACACGACAGTCCTCGCACAGGTAGCCCTTGCGGGCGTGCGCTAGCTTCTTCCTGCAGGACTTACACGGCCAAAGTCCACCCCTGTACGGCAGTGGATCATCTTCTTTTCTTCCGGACTTTTGATGCCGCTTCAGCTGCTCGTCTGCCAGGGCGGATATGTAGATTCCTAGCCCCTTTAGCCGCAGCCATGTACTCCTACTGGATGGCATCAATCTGCTGAATCTCACGCATTTGATCTCACTGTCAAGCCAGTATTGTTTGATGGCCCAGTCTTTTCTGCCCTATTGATTGGGCATGGCAAACCGAGACGCACCGCATGGATTCCTCCCGGTCGAGTCCAACGGCAAGATGTGGCACGCCCACCAGTACACCGTGGACTCCAGCAACGTCCCGACCATCGCCAAGGGCGATCTGGTGGCTCTGGAGGCAGACGGCAACCTCACCCGCGCCGCTGCCGGCACCACCAGCCTGGTCGGTTCCGTCGCTGGGATCTTGTACACCGACGCGCTGGGCGTCGATCACCCCGGCACCTACCTGCCGACGCTGACGGCGGCCACGCTGTTCGTCATCGACGACCCGGACGCGCGCTTCCAGGCGCAGGCCGACGACGGCGGATCCGTCGCATGCATTACCGGCTACATCGGTGAGAACTGCGACATCGTGGACACCGCGCCGACGCAGACGGGTGACTACGCTGGTCGGTCCAACCAGGAGATCGACATCAGCGAGCACCAGGCGGCCACGTCCCAGGTGCGGCTGGTGGATCTGTACCGCATGCAGACCAACGCCCACGGGTCGAGCACGACCGACAACCTCAACGCCATCTACATCTGCCGGATCAACGAGCACATCGCTCGCCAGATCGACGACGGTGGGGCCATCGAAGGCGGCGTCGGAATCGCCTAGGAGGAATGACAGATGCCCATCTACACTGGAAGTCTTCCGTCTTCACTCCTCGTCGCTGGCAGCATCCGCAAATGGTGGGGAATCGGATACAAGGAGAAGACGCCTGTTCATCCCGGCGTCTTCCAGATCGAGAACTCCGAGCGAGCCTACGAGGAAGACCAGCAGATCGTCGGCCCGAGCGAGATCCCGGAGTCGAGCGAGGGTGCCGTCCTCACCTACGGCAACGTGTCCGAGGGCCGTCGCAAGCGGTACACGCACACGCTCTACAAGCAGGCGCTGCTCTTCACTGAGGAGCTGATGGCCGACGATCAGGTCGGCATCGTCCCGCGCCTGGGTCGCAAGCTGGGCGCTGCGGCCAGCTACACCACGGAGCTGCGCTGTGCCAACGTCATCAACCGCGACCAGACGGCGGCCTACACTGGCGCCGACCTCAAGACGCTGGTCGCCAACGACCACCCGCTCGTCGGCGGCGGCACTGCCAGCAACCTGCTGGCCTCGGCGGCTGACCTCTCTGGCGAGTCGCTGGAGGACATGCTGGTCCAGATCGCTGGTGCCGTGGACGACAACAACGTCCCGATCCACCTCGTCGG